TAATATCAGAAGTTTCTGAGAAGATGGTCTTCCAACGCTCTTCGCAACGTACCTCGTGGGCGTGCAGGTTGGCCGCTACGTCTGAAGTGGTTGGTCTGGGTTTGGCTGCCATAACAATACTCTACTTTTTAAACTTAGCTGTAACTTTTTTCCAAAGTTCAGGGTTAAATTTTCTTACAGAAAATCCAAAGACTGCTGCAATAATTACTAACGGTATTAATATGTCCATACTATTTTCCTTGTTTTTTAAAATTATACCTTAATAAATACATCAAAAGCTAATACATACCTATCTGTTTTTGGTATTCCATTTTCAGGCTGATGATATATTCTTGAATCAAATAAATTCCAAGAATTAAGAGTTAATTTTGTTTTATAACTATCAAAAAAAACTGTGCTTAAATCTGTTTCAGTTAAATAAGCTACTGCAGATACGCCAGTTTTTTTTAAGTTGTATGTGTGATTATGTCTAATTGAATCTATATTTTTATCTGCTTCATTTAAAAACACCCAAGAATATTTATGTAATATATTTGGTTGATAGCCAAAATATTTACACACAGCATTATTAATAGATTTATTTATTTGTTTAAAATTATTGTGTAAATTTTTATCTGATTGAATTTTTGCGTGTGTACATGATGGGTATTTATCGCAACAGGGGTTGTCTTTAATATGACTTTTTAATTTTTTTAAAAAGTTTTTATTATTTATTTTTTTTAAAATATCACAATCGTAAGTTTCGTACATTATTGTTTAAAGTATGCTGGTAAGCCAATCATAGGTCTGCCATCAAATTTGTTTGTTTTGGCATCTTTGCCGTTATTATCATTATAGTGTAAAAATACCTGTCCACAATCTTCACCTTCAAAAGGTGTTCTCCAATGTTCTAAATCACAACCACGATACATAAGCATATCTCCTGCTTCTAGTTTGACCTCTATACCCTCTTTGCCTTCTTCACCTGAAGGCTCTAAGAATATAGACCAATCATCACCACCTAAATTCATAGTAGTAGATATCTCGCAAGAGTATCTATCTTTATGTCTTTTAAGCTCATCACCTTTTTTATAGATTCTTGCATAAGAATAAGTTTCAGTTAGTTTAATTCCTGATTCTTTTTCCATAATAGGTTTAACTTTTTGCAATAAAGTTTCCATGACTATATCGCTATAATGCGAATAAGTTTCTGGTATTTGTTGGTCATTCCAGACCCCAAAGTATTCAGTAAATTGAGAGATGTATTTGTCATCAAACAAGTGCCTTGCGACAGCTCTTTTGTTTAAAAAATATTGATAACAAAAATCTGCTAACTCTGTTGATATAGCACTTTTAATAACTTGGTATTTATTTTTTTTAAAACTCATTAAAACTCTCCTGGTGGTGGTGGATCATCAAACAAACTTTTTATAAGTATAAATGTGAAAACTAAAATAAAAAAATCAATCATCTAAATGGATATCCTAAATTCCAACATACTAAAGAGTTTCGTATGCCTTTGGTGACTGGTTTAACTCTATGCCAAACAAAAGAAGGAAAGACTATAACGCTACCTTTCTTTCTAATTTCTTCACATATTCTTGGTTGCGAGCCTTCATCTGTGTTTCTAAAATCAAACTCTAAATCACCACCTTCGTATTCATCAGGGTCAGTAAGCGATACAGTCATACTAAGTTTTCTTAACTTACCATGTGTATTGGCATTTTCAGGACTGTTATAAGGTTCTTCGTAAGAGTCGCAATGCCAATCGTAAAACTGACCTTTTTTGTATTCGGTAAATTGGCAAGATTCTGAGAAATCCCATTCAAAATTCCAACCAGCATTTGCGTTGGCTTGATGGATGTAAGGTTGTATTTCTTTGTATATCCATCGATCGTTCATCCAAACAACATCAGACTTGCGTTTCTTTTGAATGTTTTTGAGTTCTAGTTTGGTGAGATTATCTTTATTAGCGTTGCCTGTGAGAGCCATTTGTTTATTTTGCTCTTGACCATAACGAACAATCTCATCACATATTCTTTCAGGAATAACCGATTGAAAGTACCAATAATAATATTTTAGATTCATCTTCTCTCTCTTTCTTGAGAAATTAGTATAGCTAAATGCTAGCTATAAAGATACTTAAGCCCAATCACCTGCTTTTATTTTTTGATAAACAATTCTTAAATCCCAACAACTTGATGCTATTAAAATTGCTGGCTCATTAACAATAACTACGCCTGAACCGCCAGAGCCTCCTGCTGAAGATGCAGAGTTTCCGCCTCCGCCTCCACCGCCACCAGTATTGGCTGAACCTGCTGCACCTGCACCTGCGGCATTACCTGTTGGAGTGCCTCCTCCTGCTGTTCCATTACCAAAACCTTCTGCTCCGCCACCTGCTCCTCCTGCTCCACCAGGTATTGTTCCAGAAGCATTATGTGTTCCTCCACCGCCACCACCTGCGTAAGTTACATCTGAGCCTGATGCAGTAGAAGGCGAACCTGCTCCTCCATCTCCTGATGTTGGTGTAGGTGTATTAGCTCCAACAAACCCTACAGCAGAAGCTCCTCCGCCTCCACCACCAACTCCATAAGCTGAACCAGTACCGCCACCTCCAGCATTTCCTTGTGAGGGAGATACAGGAGGAGTATTACCTGCTGCTCCACCGCCACTAGGTGCTATAACTCCTGCTCCGCCACCTGAACCACCTGTTTCTGCTGCATCGGCAGCTGGTGAACCTGATACAGCACCACCACCCCCACCACCAGTAGAGGTTAAAGGTGCGGCTGCACCAAAAACTGAATTATTTCCGGGTACTCCATTAACATCAGGTGCGCCTGAACCACCTGCACCTATTGTGACTGGAACAGCACTACTAGGTATTGGGTGTGCTGCTATATCTCTAAACCCACCTGCTCCTGCACCGCCACCAAGTTCTCCGCCACCTGCTCCACCGCCTGCAACAACTAAAACTTGTGCAGTAGTAGATAAGGGTTGAGCAGTAAATGTACCGCTAGAATTAAATGTGGTAATTTGTTGAGCTTGTGATGTTGCTGTTTGTGCTGCTCCGATTAATCTAGGCATATTATGTCCATGTTCCTGCTTTTACAGAATCGTATACTGAATTCATATCCCATATTCCTGACCCTACATAGTCACCTGCGGCTTCCTTAACAACAACCACGCCAGAGCCACCATTTCCACCAACTGTGCTAGGTTGGGTTCCACCAGAATAACAGCAACCACCACCTCCGCCACCTGTGTTTGCAGTTCCTGCTCCGCCATTGGCAGGTGGTGAAACTGGACCAGGAGTATTACCTGCATCACCGCCACCGCCAATACCACCATTATTTGCTGTAGGGTTTGTTTTTACAATACTAAGAACACCGCCACCACCTCCGCCACCTGCGTAATAAGATCCTGTGGCTGGATACTGTGTTCCAGCACCTCCTTCTGAACCTGATGAGCCAGCGAGTGGTTGACCAACTCTGTCAGGGAAAAAATTTCCACCTGCTGCAGAATGTCCACCACCACCGCCATTAATATAATAAGAATTACCTGCATAGCCACCAGTACCACCACCATTACCTTGAGACGGAGATGTGGGAGGGGTGTTTCCTGCTGAATTGTATCCTGCTGTTGCCCCTCCTCCTGAACCCCCATTTTGAGCATTACCAGCAGCATTCGCAGGTCCTGCTGAACCCTCTTTAGCAGCCCCACCACCTCCATTTGAGGTGTTAGATAAAAAAATAGTATTTCCACCATTAGGAGCCATGCCTGCTCCACCTGCTGGTGGGTTTCCAGCACCAAGAGTATTAACTCCTGAACCACCTGCCCCGATTGTTATTGGGTATCCTGTCGCAGCAGACACAGGTTGCGAAGTAAAAGTTCTAAGGCCACCAGCTCCACCTCCGCCACCTGAACCGCCTCCGCCTCCAGCTACAATCATGTAGTCAATAGAAGAAGTGTATGGTTGAGTGGTAAAAGTTGATGAAGAAGTTACGCTTGTAATTACCTCGGGTTCAACTACTGCAGGATTATCTACGCCTACGATGCCACCATTAGAATTAGCCATGGTTAGACTTCATTCCAAGCTAAGTTAGAAGCATCCCAAATGTAGTTAGTTTCTATCGGATTGTCGACTGGACCTGTTACTGTCATTCCTAACCATTGTAGATTAGCTTCATCCCAAGACAATATAACAGACACAGAGTTTATTTCTGTAACAGTGGGTCTTGTAACTGGTGCTTCCCAATCATCATTAGAATCTAATGACCAAGAGGGATAGGGTTGCGGTGTTATAAATTTATCTTTAGAAGAATCGTAAGAGTAGCCAATACCTGCGTATTGTTTTCTAAAGTTATTGTTGTATGAGGTTTGTTTCCAAGCAACGCCACCTGTTCCGTATGGAACGATTGTTGCTACAAATATTTCTGCTTGGGTGGATTCATCACCACCATTGGCATCTACATCTTCGTTGGATATTACTATTACTTGTAATACTTCGTTGCTGTTATTAAGTTCTGCAAAGTGAGCCATATTTTAACTCCTTAAGCGTCATCTAGTTCTTCGTAACTAATGGTGTAAGTTAAATCGCCAT